AAACGTAAAAAATAATATCATGCCATTAAATAAAAATCAGATTTCACAATCGTCATATTATAACAATAATTGTGTTGGTAAAGTAATTCGTGATAATTCAGGAAAACCAATTTATGAAACATCAACAGGACACGATGTTGCTGAAGCATTATTTTCAGCAGCAGGAACGTTTGGGTTGCCGTTTGCTAATCAAATTTTTTCATTATTAGATAATATCTTTTGTGGTCCAAAATGTAGACTAAGAAGAGCAAACAGAGCGAGAGGTATTGGCTCAATTTCAAACAATCGTAGACCAACAGTATTTTAATATGGCAACAGCAGCACAAAAAACAGCAAGAGCGAATTTCAAAAAAGCAATTGAATACAGGAAAAAAACAGGGGTAACTTTGAAAGAAGCATTTGCGGAAGTTAACGGAAAAAAAACAAGCACAGTTTCAAAAAAGAAAGTTATGACTACAAAAAAAGTTGGCGCAACAAATATTACTTCAAAAATTGCAAACAATTTAGCTGATCAACTTGTTGATAAGTTAGACAGTATGACTTTTGATGATTTCGTTAATAGTCTCGGAGTAGTAGTCGGAGTTGCTAGAGATGCTGGTTTTGGTTACGCTCATACAAGAGTTGCTGTTAAAACAATGGTTGAACAATTTATTGATCAATATAAAAACGAATTTTAAATGAGTATATTAAAGAAAAAATTGGCTAATAAAAAATTACCTATATCAAAAAAGAAAGTTGTTAGAAAAAAGACAGCTAAGAAAAAAGTAGGTAGTATATTAAAAACCATTAAACACAAAGCAACTCTTGCTAAAAAGAAAGTGGCATATTCTGTTATTGATAAAACGTTGAAACAGGCAGATAAAAAAGAGAAGGCAGCATTGAATAAAGCAAAAAAAACAATAAGAAGTACATATATAGGTTCGTTACCAAAAATACCACAGTATGTAACACAATATACAACGACTGTTGCTTCAATTGCTAATGCTCAGAAAACATTAGATGAAATTAACTATAGAATGAAGTTGAGGCCGCATCCGCAAATGAAATTGCAGATGAAAGAAAATCAAACAAAATTAAAGAAATATATTCGTGAACAAAAGACACATGCTCGCGAACTAAAAAAATTATTATAAACTTTTTTCATAACAATTAAAATTCAAATTTATGGCGCGTAAAAGACGTACAATAAAAAGAAAGACAACAAGACGTAGAAGTCGCATGGGAGCTATAGGTAAGGCTGGTCTAATGGACTTGGCTTATTCAGTAGCTGGTGGTGTTGCTGCTAAATATGTAAGCAATACTATTCAAGGTTTTTTACCTTCAACTTTATCACCAAAAGTATCAGCAGCGATTGCTGGAGCAGCACCGATTGCTGTCGGAATGTTCTTACCAAAGAAATCTGCATTTACCAAAGGTTTAGCGAATGGTATGCAAGTAGTTGGAGCAGTTAATCTTGTAACCGGTTTAGCTGGTATGGCAGGCGTTGGTTTAGTACCGAACGCTGGTTTCACAATGCCAACAGTTGGAGCGATAGAAGATGCTACAGATGTTAGGTCAATGCCAATGGCAATGGTAGCTGGTTCTTATTGCTAATTATTTTTTCCACCTTTATTATTAATTTTTAAAACTAAACACAATGGCTAATCAAATAGCAGCAAGAATGACGTTCGAAAATGCAAGAGCACTAGCAGCGTCTCAGGGTTTTGGTTTACAAGCAGCTAAATGTACACAATCTTTTATACGTACAGAGGTTGCTGTGTCAACAAGTACAGCACAATATCAATTACCGATTTTAGTTAGTGCAGCTAACAGTAGCACAAACGCAAGTCGCGTGTTGAATAAGTTTCTTAATTTACAAGACTTATTTTATGTAAGCGAAATCGGTTTCTTTTTAACCGTAGCATCAAGCACAGCAGTGAACGGTAAGTTATATACTTATCCGAACAAAGTTGCATTCTCAACAGGTTCAACTGCTTTGAATGCAGTATATAACGGTCAGTTGAGTATCACTATCAACAATGAACAGGTATTACCAGCATGGGATGTTAACAGATCTTTTGTTGTTAATCAAACACAGGAGAATACAAACTTTAACTCAGCAACTGCAACTTCTCCTGCTCAATACACAATTGATCAGGCGAATTTAAGCTGTGATGGTTTCTATCCTTGTGAACCTGGAATCATTTTAAATGGAGCTGCGAATATTCAAGCAACATTAACGCTTCCTGGAGCAGTTTCAACAGTAGATTCTAATACAGCTATTGTTACTATTTTCAGAGGTATATTGATTCAGAACGCAACAACTGTTCGTTAATTATATGTGCTTTGGTTTAGACTTTCCAGTAGTCCCATAGGATGGCACAAAAAAGTTACTTTTTTTTAACACAATAAAAATTATCAACATGCTAAAAGTATCAAGATATGAAGCAGTTGAAGTTAATATCCCATCTGGATCGACTTTAACAAAATTTTTCTTTCCTGATTTACCTAATTTAACGGGAAGAGATGGTTATCCAGTTAGTATTAATTCAATCGTGTTTTATTCGAGTGATGCAACTACATTGAGCCCATTAAGTGGTAGTTCATTAGTAGCGAATGCAGACATGCAGAAATCATACTTGACGATTTATCAAGGTGATTTACAAGTATTATACAATATTCCAGTAGTTTCGTTAAATTATGTTAGAGCTGCATCAACAAGCACACAACCTTATGTAAACGAGCAGCCTGAATTGATGAATTTAAAGAACGTGAGCTGGACTAAATCGTTTATTAGTTTATCTTCTGCTCCAGGAACAACTAACAGAGTATATTCTATTGGAGTATTTTACACAGTTAATTATTAACAACATATGGCTACGTGGAAACCAGAAATATTTGATATAGACGGATTGATTGGGTTTTATGATCAGTATGACACAGCAAATTATGTTATTTATGCTGGACATAAACCTGAACCGAATTACGTAAGAGGTGAGTATCGAGATGCAGATAAAAACATTGGAAGAGAACATTTGATTAACGCTCTCATTGCGTTGAAGAATAACCCTCAAAACACAAATACTTATCTATTGCAATTAGTTGAAAATAAAAGAACTAAAAACACTCCATCTGTTACGTTTCAGTTAAACCAAAGAGATATGGTTTCCCCGTATATGCCAATGATGATGCCGAACAATAACAATAACAATGATTTAATTCTACAAAAGTTAAATGGTATCGAAAGTAGAATTAACGCTATTGAAGATGAAGAAATAGAAGAAGTAGAAGAGAAACCAGCTGGAATAAATGGAGTTATAAATACTCTATTACAAAATGAACAAATACAAATAGCTATGATAGGTGCAGTAACAAGTTTCTTAGGAAAATACATGCCACAAAATAAACCGATGGCGTTAGCAGGAATACCTGAAGAACAAGACGAAAAAATTATTAGCGCAATTGCTATACTCAAGCAACATAACGATAACCTCGGAGATGATTTAATGAAATTAGCAGATATGGCTCAAAATAATAATAACCAATTTAATTTTTTAATATCAATGTTAAGGAAATAATATGCCAGTAACAACTTTAAACGTATCACAAGTAATCGGCAAAACATTGAAAGCCGCAAAAGATGTTGATTATTTTTATCCAATTGGTGTTAAAAGCGGAACATTCAAGAAAGGTGATATAATAGGTATCATATACAGTTACGCTTATGGTGGTACGCCAGATCTATATTGGCAAGTTGATAGGAGTGGTAATACAATATTTGTAAAGCACGATATTAATAAATTAGAGTTAGTTGGGGGGCAACAAATATTACAAGATATAAAGAAACAAGAGGATAAAATAAAAATAGAAGAGAAAGGATTACTACGATTTTATTTAGATAAATATCTTCCATATATAGTTGGTGCAGTAGTGATTTATTTTGCTCTGCCGACAATAAAAAATGTTATTAAAAATGAAAAAAAATAGCGGAATAGTAGCATTAATCATTGGCGTGTTTTTATTGTTTGCATTTAAAAAAAAAACAAGGGGAACAGTGTCAGTAGATGAACCGCAACCATTGAAATCACCTGATGCAGATTTCTTGATAATGGCACCAGATGGCACAGAACTATTGGCAAGTGACGGAGTGAAAGTTATGGGTATAACAAGTGGCGTAGTTTACGCAGACGGTTTCTACAGTAGACAAAATCCTCAGTTCTACATATTGAGGCTATTCGGATCAACGAATAGATATTATGTTTATGCCGGAACAGTTCAAAGATTATAAAAAAATAAATTATGAAAGGTATTATTAAGTATGTTCTGATTGCAGCAGTTGGTTATTTCATTTATGATCAATATAAAAAGAAAATTGAAAGAGATTTCGCTGGAGATCGACCATCAGGGTCAGGAGGGGTGATAAAATCAAAAGATGGTACACCATTAGAATCATTACAAGGTGTGAAAAGTTTGCCGTATACCTATTAATTATTTTTTACACATTTAAAATTATTTTATGCAAAGTTATACATTAGAAATAAAACAAGTAGGGCAAAACAATTTTGTATACAGTGATAGTAATAGTATTACATTTCTTAATCAGGGTACGAATGATATTTTGATTGATCAAGTGATACAATTATCATTCGGGCAATCATTTGTCATACAAGGTAATGACAATGAAATATGTAGACATAGGTTCTATATCGCATTTATCGACACCGGTGGCACAAATGGGTGCGCTGTTATTCGTAAAACATATATATAATAATTATGGTAGGAATAGAAAATAATGCCAATAATTTTGGTTATAGTGCCGGATTATTAGCAAATACGATAGCAAACAGACCAATAAGAGCTGCATTAGGTACATTATTTGTATCAACCGATACAGCATTATTGTATAGATGGACAGGATCAGAATGGCAAGAGATCAGCGCAGCCGGTGGTGGTATTGAGGGTGCTGCTAATGGATTAAGTATTGACGATACAGATGTTATTTTAGGTGGAACATTATCACAACAGACGTCAATAGATATAACAGCTGGAGGTTTATTTCTGACTACAGATACAGCAACTGAATATTTTTTTGATGCGGATAGTTGTGTGTTAAATACGTCGAGTAACAATAATGATATTAATGCAATTTTACAATTAGAAGATGACGGTAGTATATTATTAGAGGGAAATAATAACTCAACTGATTCTTTTGGTTCTATTTTAAGATTGAATATAAATGGAGCCGGACAAAGTGAAATAAATAATACATTCTCATCAGATAATGGTGGAATAATTGGAACAGTCACCTATGACTCATATTTAGCAGATGAAAATAAAACACAATTAGAACACATTTCTAATTTTTTCAATGATGGTGAATATTTCCCTATAACAGCTCGTTTTAGTATTAAAGGAAATCCTAACGGTCAAGATCAGGGAATTTATAATTTTTTAAAAGTACCAACATACGCAGGAAATGTTACTGCATTAGCCGGTGGATTAGTTGTAGGTGATTTATATAGGGTTACAGGCACAGGTAATTTGCACATCGTATTTTAAATAAATAAAATGAAAAAAGAACAAGCCCTACAAATCATTAAAGCAGCATTAGATAAAGCATTAGCTAGAGGTACATTTGAAACAATGCAAGATATGGCAGCAATATTACAGGCCTATCAAGCATTACAACTATTGAAAGATCATGAACAATAATAACGAAAATATTATTTTTGCAACTATTGGTAGCGTAGTTGGCACTATTACAACCATGACTGGTGCTGATATCATACAAAGTTTATTAACAGCATTCCTATGTGGTGTTGCTGGTATGTTTGGAAAAGATTTATATAAAAAATTTAAAGATAAATAATTATGTTTAAGAAAGGTAGCATTAAAACAACATTAACAGGATTAGCAGCAATTTTAGGTGGCGTAGTAGCAATACTGGCTGGTGATATTGCAACAGGTGTCACAACAATTATAACAGGAGCTGGTTTAGTATTGGCGAAAGATCATAATTCTAAATAATGACACAACAAAGTTTCTTGAATAAATATTATCCGTTAGCAGTTCAAGCAACTGCTGGAACTAAATTGTTACCACAAACATTGATTACACAATTGATTGGCGAAAGTGGATATAAATTATCGAAATTGGCTAGTCAGTATAATAATTTTTTTGGTTTGAAAAGTGGATCAGGATGGAATGGTAAAGTCGTAAGCATGACTACAGCAGAATATAAACCTGACGGAACGAAGTATTACTTAACAGGTACAAATAAGTTGTATAATAATAGCAACGAAGCAAAAACAGCAGGAGCTAATTCAGGTACTTTGTTCAGAGTATACCCAACTGTTGTTGATGGGTTTAGGGGATGGGTTAGTTTTTTATCAGGATATTCAAGATATAGTAAGGTATTTTCAGCAACCACTCCAGAAAATCAGTTTGCGGAGCTGCAAAAAGCTGGTTATGCAACATCACCAACATATAGCAGTTATTTATCTACAATATATGATCAGATAAAAACTAAATTACCAAACATTGCTGATTTACCTATCATAGCCAAATCAGGTGGAGCGGGAATAATTGTTTTGATAGCATTGTTTTTTTTTTTAAGAAGTAAAAAGAATTAATTTTTATTCATAGGCGAGGTTTTGTTCAAAAGGTACCCGATGTTTCTACATTGGGTTTTTTTAAAAAAAATTTTGCAGATTGGAATATTCCACCGAAATTGCTTTCATAACCAAAATAATTAACCATGAACAAACAATTAGAACGCTATGCGTTTAGAGTTGAGATGTCTGTTGACACTCCAATCCAGTACTTGCAAGAGAACCACACGTTGGCAAGATCTGAAAAACATTTAACACAATTTTTATTAACAGTATTCGCAGAAGATTTAGATGATGCTCACTATCAGGCTAAATGTTGCATGAACAATGAATATTCCTGCGCTAACAGTATTACTTATTTAGAAGATTTTTATGGTTAGTTTTGGTTATACCCGAAAAGAGAAATCTGAGTAGGGTATTTTTAATCAAATTATTTTTTACACCTTTAAATTAAAAACGATGGATACATTTAAAATTCCACAACAAGCAAAATTAAATGCTCGTGACGCAATTTATGCGAATGAAATTCGAAATAACAGATGCGCAACATTAATAGGCAAACGTAGAGCAAGGCAAATAATAACAGATGAAAATTTATCTTTATTAACTCTTAAGAGAACGTACAGTTATTTATCTCGGGCAAAGGCTTACGATAAAAAAGATTGGACAAAATGCGGGACTATTTCGTATAATCTTTGGGGTGGCGACGCAATGTTGACTGCTCTAAAAAAATTTTTTAATAAATAAACAATAAAACCATGACTAAACCAAACAAAGAGAAGCTGTTAAGCACAGCGTTTCCTGCCACTCCAGCAGTTGACAATTACAACCGGTTGTTTGCTCCATTTCCAGGAATGACTCGTATAGAGTATTACGTCCTACAAATTTTTTGTTTTAGGCACAACGAAACAAACGTTCGCCTGAATAAAGATAAAGTAATGCCTGACGGTAAAAAGTACGATCCTATTACCGCATCAATATATGATGCAGAAAAACTAATAAGTAAGATAGATGCGTACATTGAAAGTTTAGACGAAACAAAAACATCACCATTAACAATTCTATAATGAATAAAATAGAGCAAAATTCAAATGCTCTACAAAGTTATTATGAATTAATTCAACTACGAAAATACGACCCAAATTACACTCCATCAGAAGAACAAATAATACTACAGATACAAAATCAGAACATTGGGAGTATTCAGAATTTCGTAGTTCTAAGTGGTTTACCTAAATCTGGAAAATCAACATTCACTACTTCAATCATGGCAAGTAGCATCACGAAACAAAATATCTGGGGGTTACAATTAATACCTATCAAAGATAGACCTAAAGTATGCTGGTTCGATACCGAAAGTTCAGAATATGATTGGTATCGACACGTTGAAAGAGTGAAACAAATATCAAACGTTGAAACAATACCATCATTCTTTGATATGTTTAATACAAGAAAAGATTCACCAGAGGATACAAAGAAGATGATAGAGTCGTATCTTTATCATAATTCAGATTGTTCAGTAATAATTGTTGATGGGCTACTTGATCTTTGTATGAACTATAATGACGAAGTAGAATGTAGATTATTGGTAAACTGGTTGAAAAGAATTACTACAGAATATAACATTTTGTTTATCACAATCCTTCACGTTGGAAAGAAAGATGGCAACACGCTTGGTCATTTAGGAAGTAACACTGATCGTTGGGCACAGAGCACGTTGGAAATAAAAAAAGACGCTGACGCTGTATACGAACTGAGCCCAAAATTTTTGAGAAGTAGTGCAGGCTTCGAAAATATCAAAATAAGGTATGATATTGGCGAAGGGAAGTATGTTTGCGACAATGTGCCGGTTGTTAGGAGAAACAACTTTGAAGAATTTGAAATATACGAACTAAATAACTTTGTAGATTTATTGTTTAAAAGTGTAAAAAATTATAACTACGATAACCTGATTAAACAAATAGGTATGCTTGAAAATCGTGGCATAAACTACTCAAAACAATATGCAAAATTTTTGAAAGAAAAAAATTTTATAGACAAAAATCAAAACAATTTATATTATGACTCAAGGAGCCCTTTTTGATTTAGATATCAAAGAAAACAATGAACCAATTGACGATACAGAAATAAGTACTGTACTCGTTTATATGTCTAACGAAGATTATGCTATCTTCAAAAAGTTAGCAAAAAAAACGTTAGAACATATGTATCCAGATGATTACAGAAACAAAAACGCATGCGACTTAATTATTCACTTACTAAACAAATACGCACATGAAAATTCAATCATTTAAAAGAATCATGACAGAAAAACATGCTGAAAAACTTAAAGGAAAGTTCCTTGGAGAAGAGTACGGCAAATACTTAATCACAGAAGATTGTGACGGTATAGATAGTTATGGAAACCTATTATTCAGGTTCCGAAAAAAAGCAATACCTGAAAACATACTTGACATCGGTGTCGAGTCCTTCAAGGATAGTATAAAACAAACTACAAGTAGGGGTAACGCTGCCGGTGGTTATTATAATCGTGTTAGACAGGATGGAGTTGTCACCAATTTCAAAGTAGCAGATGCTGTCAGTTCAGGAAACGTAGGTTTCATGGACGCAAAAGATGGTTTTGGAACAGTAAATTATTGTAGAAAAACTTCGTTTGCTTCAGACCATTATGATAAATTCAAACAAGGTATACCGTTCGTTAAATTCATATCTGATGAGTACAAAAAGTTATGTCCACATCATTGGGAGCTACAAAATAAATATGTTCAAGGTACGAACAAAAATTATGTTATTACCGATACCGTTTATACAACTGTTACGGTTAACGAAAATTTTAGAACAGCTTTGCATCAAGACTCTGGTGACTTAACGAACGCTATGGGTAATTTAATTGTTTGGGAGGATGGAAATTATACAGGTGGTTATTTCATGTTGCCAGAATATGGCATTATGATTGACATAAAAAGCAACGATTTATTGTTTGTCGACGTACATAAGTGGCATTGTAATACTGATTTTAAATTGAAAGAAGATTGTACGGATTTTACAAGATATTCTTTTGTTATGTACTATCGAGAGTATATGTATCGTTGTGAAAGTCCATCACAAACATTAATTGATCTTAAAAATAATTCATTAGGATATAAAACACTATAAAAAAATAAACTATGAAACAGGAAATGCAAATTTTTGTAATTACTTCAAGAAGGAGTAAAAATGTAATCAACATTTTAGAAAAATGTGGAACCGAACAAATAATATTTGTTGTTCGCGACATGGAAGATATGTGCGATTATTTTGAAGAAATAAAAAAATATCACAACAAAATTCATTGCGAAGCAATACCGTCATTAAACGACATAACATGGCCAAAAGTACATATCGGAGGAACTTTATGCGAATCAAGGAACGCATGTTTACACTACTGTCAATTAAACGATATTAGGTTTTGTGTTGAAATAAGTGACGACTTAAAAAAGTTAGTAACAAACAATTTAGACGGAAAAAATAAGGAACATAAAGAATTAACAGTTTATAAATTAGTTTATAAAATGATATACGAATTAAGCATGACTGTATATGCTCTCATCGGTTTGCCACCGACTGATAATCCTTATTTTGCAACAAAAGAAATACAAACCGGCTGTTTCATTGTTGGTGATTTTATTGTTATTGATACTTCGAAAAAAGTATTATATTTTGATGAAAAATTGAAGTTGAAAGAAGATTATGATTATACTTTGCAACACATCAGAGAATTTGGTAACGTATTGCGATATCAATCAGCATTAGCAACATTTGAACATTACACTAATAAAGGTGGAGCTGTTGATTTTAGGACATCAGAGAATGAACAACAGGCAATAAAATATTTGCATAATAAATGGGGTGAAGCAATAAAATTGAACCCAAAAAGAGATAATGAAATTTTGTTAAACGTCAAAAATTTCAATTTTAAACAAAATAGTTTATTCTGAAAATATCGTAAAAATAAAACAGGCAACCATTTAACCGGTTGCCTATTTTTTTTGCTTTATTTTTTCCGAACACAATATCGGTGGAACATTTTAATCTGCAAAATATTTTTTAAACTATTTTCAAACTTTTTTCATGGACGAAAATAAATATCTCACAGCAATCTTCTTCGACGAACAAAAAAGACCATACAAGTATCGAGGCATCCGCAATAATCAAAATGCTATAAACTCCTTCATAAATTTTGCAAAGACGAAAAAAGCGACTGAAATAAACTTTTACAGCAAAGTAACTAAATTATTTCTTTACAAGGTTAAAATTTAAAGGTGGAAAAAATAATTTTGATGGTTTAACCCAATTTTATTAGTTTAAAATTACTAACCAACGTGGAACCCCCCCTATACCTATAGGTATAGGGGGGGTTACTTATTCCCGTTCCAGGTTAGTAAAAAAAAGTTTGAAAATAGTTTAAAAAATATTTTGCAGATTAAAATGTTCAACCGATATTGTGTCGTCATGATAAAAAAATTATTTTTGCCCATTGCAATTCTGTTGGTTGTAAATTACGTTGCAAAAAAGTATTTGTTGTTTCAAAAAGTTTCTTTTAAAATAAAGAAAGTTAATTTCAACAACAATATCTTGAACCCAAATTTAAGTATCGTTGTTACAGCAATAAACCCAACTAATTCTTCAGCAAAAATTACGAATTTACTATGCGATATTTTTATTAACAACAAAAAAGTTGGTGTTGCTTCAAATGATTATAGTATCGTTGTTAATAAAAATTCTCAAGACGATTTCGTTTTGAATGTTTCAATACTACCGATAACGACATTATCTTCAGTTTTTGAAATATTTACCAATTTCGGCGGAGAAATAAAAATAACCGGTTCAGCAGAGGTTGATGGAATAAAATTACCGATTTACGTAAATTATGATGTATAATGGTTGCTCCAAAGATTTTGTTGCAGAAGTTGCAACCATATAAAAGAGAAAATATTGTTTTAGTTAATGATCAAGATCTTGGTGATATTATTAACGGAATAATTAAAACACATGGTAAATATGCTAAACAATATGAAGCAATTTTACCATATTTCGAAGATGATGATATAGTTGAAACGGCTAAAAATGTTTTTGAATTTTTGAAACAGAATTGTAAGTATGTTATCGAAAGTGATCAAAAACAAACTTTGAGATCACCGTCTGCGATAATTGCAACAGGTAAAAACATGGGATGTGATTGTAAAAGTTATAGCCTGTTTTTTGGCGGAATATTGTCAGCGTATAAAAGAAAATACAATACTAATGATAAATTGTTTTACAGGTTTGCGGGTTATAACGGTAAAGACTTACAGCACGTATTTGTAGTATGTAATCATGACGGCGAAGATTATTGGTGTGACGCTGTTTTAGATTACTTCGATGATAGATCAAAATCACCAACTAAAATAAAAGATAAAAATATGGCACTAATTTCAATGGCGGGTATCGGGAATAATATCTCAAGTCAAATACAAGATTACACGAGTATCGGAAAATCGAGGATGGTATTTGGTATTGGTAATAATGGCGATGATGACGAAAGACCATCGATTGATATAAAAGCATTATGGCAACAACTATCTGCTTTCTTCGATAACTCGACAAACAAATGGAAGAGTAGGTTTCCTGTTTTAGCTAAATTAACACCGGTTGACAGGTTGTTATTCTACATTGAAACGATTAATAACAGTAGAGATTTTCAAGATGCAGTACAATATTCACAATTATTTCAAAATCGTAGTAGCAAAGGTTTTTATGACGTGCCAGATATACCATACAATTTAGCTGTAAAATGGAATACGATTATGGACAGTTTCTTTGGTAATAATAATATAGCGTATAGCGGACCGCACGCAATTGATAAACCTTATGTGTATTTTGATTTAACAAAAGTACAACCAAGAAAAACAGGTGGCGGGTCAGGTAGCGGATCAGGTGGTGGATCAGATACCGGATTGGATATTGATAATACAAAAACAGCTGGTTTTTCACCATTAATATTATTAGCATTGATTGGTGCTGGTGCAGCATTCTTTTTAAGAGGTAATAAATCTAAACGTAAAAAATAATATCATGCCATTAAATAAAAATCAGATTTCACAATCGTCATATTATAACAATAATTGTGTTGGTAAAGTAATTCGTGATAATTCAGGAAAACCAATTTATGAAACATC